CTACACTGGACGTCCTACTGTATGGCTACGATACTTCCTCTGCAACCTACAATGTAACGGTTTTGGACAAATTGATCCGAAGAATCCTGAGACATATTTTCTTCCTTATGAGGATATTGATGTGCATGAAAAGGATTTGATGGGCGAAACTAAATACAAAGTTATGGAAGATCTGCCAGTATTTGAGCATGGTTGTGATAGTTCATACAGCTGGTCTAAGAAGTTTAAACATCTACAAAGAAAAGGAACACCTGATGAAATTACCAAGGTTCTCAGTAACTTGCTCCCAAGCGGCCGCTTTGGTAGCTCTACTCATTTATGCTTTACTGGTGGTGAGCCATTAATGAAGCATGCTCAAGAATGCACAAAAGGCATTCTTGAATCTTTTGCAGCTGATAACAACACACCTAAGTTCATTACATTTGAGACCAATGGTACACAACCATTGACTGATGATTTCTTTGATTATCTTGACATGGATTATGATGATGAGGTGTTTTGGAGTGTATCGCCTAAGTTATGGACTGTAGCAGGCGAGGAAGCTAGTAAGGCTATCAAGCCAGAGAATGTTGCAAAGTATAGCCAAGTACGAGGCTCTCAAGGTCAGCTGAAGTTTGTTGCCAATGGTACAGATGAATGTTGGGATGAGATTGATTCTGTTATTGAACAGATGCGCGCAGTTGGTGTAGATTGGCCAATCTGGATCATGCCTGTGGGTGCCACTGTTGAAGGTCAAAAAGCACAGATTAAAGGTCACATTTATGAAGATGGGCAGATTGCTGATATGGCATTAGCTCGTGGTTGGAATGTCAGTGCTCGTGTACATACTTACTTGTGGGGCAATAAAATTGGTGTTTAGTGAAGGCAAATATTTTTATACTTGGGATCGTTATAATCAAGATATCTGTGAGTTAGCTGATAGCCTAACATTTGAGCCTTCTGTTATTGTAGGTATAGCAAGAGGGGGATGTGTTCCAGCAGTGCAATTATCACACCTACTTGGTAAGCCGTTTAAGGCTGTCACATGGCAGACACGTGATGGTGGTATTAAAGAGAAGTATAATATCCCAGAATATGCTTTGATCGTTGATGATATTAATGATTCAGGCAAGACACTTAAAGAATTCACAGAGAACTGCAAACATGATAAGTTTGCCACATTGACAATGTTTACTAAACGATCAAGTGAATTTACTGTTGACTTTTATGCTAGGGAAGCCGAAGATGATAAGTGGATACAATTTCCCTGGGAGTAATTATGGAACAAGTGAAAAGAGCATGGGGCACATATCAGGTCCTATTCAGCGCAGATACTTACAGAGTCAAGCGTTTAATTATTGACCCTGGTTGTGCGTTATCTAATCAGTATCACCACCATCGTAAGGAGAACTGGAAAGTTGTCAGGGGCGAAGTGAAGCTGCAACTAATGCATCCCGATAGAGATTTGAAATCATATACAATTAACCTCGAAGAGGGTGCTAGTTGGACGATTGATAAAGGGTGTTGGCATAAAGCTAGCAACCCAACTAATGAGCCGGTAGAAGTAATTGAGATCTGGACCGGGGATCAACTATCCGAAGAAGACATAGTGAGACAGGAGCGATAATGAGCAAGAAACTATATCAAGAATTAATTAAAGAGATGCAAGAGGATGGTCACCGCTTTTGGGCAGGTGACAATATTAGTGATTATGTTACAGAAACTGATAAAGAGATTTTGATTGAAGATGCTGCTGAAGCATTTGAAGGTGTTCTTGATACATTGCTTATTGATCGACATAATGATCCAAACTCCAAAGGTACTGCTAAGCGTCTAGCTAAGATGTACTTCAATGAGATTATGGGTGGGCGCTACGCTAAGCGACCAGATGTGACTGCTTTCCCTAACGACAATGATGATGATCGTTATACAGGGATGTTAGTTACTCGCGCAGAGATTAAATCTATGTGCTCCCATCACCATCAACCTGTAAAGGGTGTATGTTATATTGGTCTGATTCCCGGTACTAAGGTGATTGGATTGTCTAAGTATGCTCGCATTGCCCAGTGGTGTGCTCGTCGTGGTACGTTGCAAGAAGAGCTATGTCGCCAGATTGCTGAGGAGATTCAACAGGCAACTGGTGCAGAAGATGTAGGTGTATATATTCAAGCTACTCATGGTTGTATGGAAAACCGTGGTGTTGAAGCTCATAGCTCCTTAACACAGACAGCTGTTCTTCGTGGTCAGTTCTATAATGACTCTATTAAGAAAGAGTTTTATGACAATATTCGGGAGCAACAACGTCATGCATGTTAAACAGAAGTTCATTTGGGTCACATTCCAGAAAGAAGGTATTCACAAATATCCTGATGCTCCAGAAGGTGTCGAATTCCTGAAGTATCCTCATCGTCATATGTTTCACTTCCGTGTAGAGTTGGAAGTATTTCACGACGATCGAGATGTAGAATTTATTCTGTTGAAAAGAGAGCTGGAAGGGTTGTATAATGAAGGCACATTACATCTCGACTATAAGTCTTGTGAGATGATGGCTGATGATTTGTATACATATATTAACGTGAATTATCCAGACCGTGATGTTATTATTGAAGTAAGTGAAGATGGTGAAAATGGAACACGTGCATACTATCCCAAGTAATTTGGAAGAAATCGAGGCACGTAAGCCTCAGTTCTGTCACATTGCTCCAACTGCACATCTGGATCTTGTAGATGGTCGTAAAGTACACTTAGTACTATCACATCTTATTGAAACGGATCCTAAGTATGTTGACTTCTATATTGAACAAAAAGAGAAGTACAACTGTACTATCATTATGGACAATAGTGCATTTGAAATGTACAAGCAAGGCCGTCCAATGTATGATAGTGAAAAACTAATTACAATGGGTAAGCGTATTAATGCAGACTACATTGTAATGAGTGATTATCCTGGTGAAGAGTCAACCAAGACGATTGAAGCAGCTGAACGAATGGCTCCAGAAATTAAAGCAGAAGGATTTAAGACTTTTTATGTTCCGCAGAGTAAGATCGGAGACATGGATGACTACCTTGAAGGATTTAAGTATGGGTGTTATTCAGACAACGTTGATTATATTGGTGTGTCTATTCTTGGTGTTCCCAATGCATTTGGTGGGATCGAAAAGGATAACAAATTACAGCGCTTTGCGTCTAGGCAACGGATATACTACGAATTAGCAACAACACCTTTCCTTGAGACTGCAAGGTTCAAAGGTAAGAAATTTCATTTTCTTGGTATGGTTGATGGGCCAAATGAAATTATGTTTATGAATCCATTCCGTAGGTTCATTGATAGTTGGGATTCATCTGCTGCTGTATGGGCTGGGTTGAATGGGTTCAAGTTTGATAAGAGTCCTACTGGTTTGGTCAATGGTAAATTTGAGAAAGAAGTTGACTTTAAGTTCGAAACAAATGATTATGGTCTTATAGAGATGGCTAAAGAGAACATGAAATATATTGATAAACTCGTGTGGGGGTATTTGTGGGACAATTGATATGAAGGATGAATTTGGTATGGAAGTGAACTTGAAACTATTGAAGTTTAGTAAGGGAGAATATAACTACAACGAGCCTGAGTATTTACAAGAACTCGTTGATTACGTTGATTCAACTTATGGGCAGCACTATGTGAATGAAGGTATTCAGGTAGTTGATGTATGGCAGAGTATGGGTAGTCTGAATACGACTGCACGTGACACGGCTATGAAATATCTTGCACGCTATGGCAAGAAAGATGGAAAGAACCGCAAAGACCTGTTGAAGGCTATGCACTATATTATTCTAATGATGTACGCAGAGGATACAAATAATGATGAAGCATCTAGCGAGCTCCAATAGTAACTCACGCCTGATCCGAGTACGTGATGGCAAAGAGGTAGTTGGATTTGATGAAGTACAAGTACAACCAAATGCAATCGACCTGAAGGTTGAATCGTTGATGTTGATTGACGATAGCACTTTTACTATTGACGAAGAAAAGAAACAACATAGAGAGTCAAAGTCAGTACCAACTAAGGATGGATACTGGCAGCTTGAAGCTGGTAAGCGTTATGAAGTTATCTTTGAAGGTATCATAGACATTGCAGAAGGTGAAGCGGGCTGGGTTATTACTCGTTCCACATTAAATCGTAATGGTCTATTTCTTACTTCTGGTTTATATGACTCAGGTTATAAAGGTGTGATGGCAGGCTGTCTTCATGTGACATCTGGTCCAGCTCAGATTAAGAAAGGCACACGTCTTGGTCAATTTATTCTGTTTGAAGCAGAATCACTTTCATCATATAATGGTGATTATGGTGTAGATAGCGAACACGATAAGAAATATCAAGATGGTTAAAAAAGCATTAGTAACAGGGGTGACTGGACAAGATGGAGCATATCTTTCCAAGCTACTTCTAGAAAACGGATATGAAGTTTATGGTGCTCAGCGCCGTAATACTGGTGTTAGTCATTGGAGACTAGATCGTCTTGGTATTACAAAAGACATCCATTTTGTTGACTTTGAGTTGAATGAGTTTAGTAACATTCATCGTGTGTTAGATAATGTTTCACCAAACGAAATATATAACCTAGCTGCGCAGTCTTTTGTACATCTATCGTTCGAACAGCCTTTATACACCTCAGACTGCGACTATATGGGTCCTAGCCGTATCTTAGAGGCGATGAGAACACTTCATATGGAAGATGATGTTAAATTTTATCAAGCAGCCTCATCAGAAATGTTTGGTAAAGTACAGGAAGTTCCCCAATCTGAGACAACGCCATTTTACCCAAGATCACCTTATGGTGTTGCTAAACTTGCTGCATATTGGATGACAGTAAACTATCGTGAGTCTTATGATATGTTCGCTTGCAATGGTATCTTGTTTAACCACGAATCACCACTACGTGGTAAAGAGTTTGTTACACGTAAACTGGTACATAACCTTGTTAAGGTTAAGAATGGTGAACAAGAATATGTAGAAATGGGTAATATGGATGCTAAGCGTGATTGGGGTCATGCTGCAGATTATGTAAATGCAATGTATCTAATGATGCAACAGAAACAAGCAGATGATTATGTAATAGCAATGGAAGAGACACATACTGTTGAACAATTTGCTAGAGTCGTATGTGATAAACTTGGTCTAGTTTATGAAGATGTTATTAAGATTAACTCTAAATTTTTAAGACCTGCCGAAGTTGATTTATTAATTGGCGATGCTACAAAAGCACGTGTTGACTTACAATGGTCACCGAGGTATACTTTCGAAACCCTTATAGAAGAAATGGTAACAGAGGAACTACAATATTATGGAAATTAGCATTAGTACAGAAGAGCTACGTAAGCGTAAAATTATGGTAGCGACACCAATGTATGGTGGTCAATGTGCAGGTATGTACACAAAGTCTTCGGTTGATTTATCAGCTGTTGCACAACAATATGGAATGGATGTTAGATTCTTCTATTTGTTTAATGAGTCGTTAATTACTCGAGCACGTAACTATTGCGTCGATGAATTTATGCGTAGCGATTGCACTCATCTTATGTTTATCGATTCGGATATTGGTTTTGATCCGAATGATGTATTAACATTGGCAGCTTTGCAGAGTGACAATCCCGATGATGATGATTATGATGTAATCTGTGGCCCTTATCCTAAAAAATGTATTTCATGGGAAAAGATTAAAGCAGCTGTTGATAAAGGTTACGGTGACGAGGATCCGGAGCAACTTCAACGTTATGTGGGTGACTATGTATTTAATCCAGCTGGTGGTAATGGAGAGATCCGTCTAGACCAACCCGTTGAAGTTCTTGAAGGCGGTACTGGTTTTATGATGATTCGTAAGAATACATTCGAGAAGTTTGCTGAGGCATATCCTCATTTATCATATCGCCCTGATCACGTTCGTACGGCAGCTTTTGATGGTTCACGTGAAATTATTGCATACTTTGATGCATTGATTGATGATAAGAATGCAAACGTTGCAAAGGAAGTTAGAGGCTTCTTTGAGAAGAACCCTGATGCATCTGCTGAGGATGTTGTAAAGTTCTTGGATGATCCAAAACTTAGTATTGAGAATAAACAATATTCTAATCGCTATCTGTCAGAAGATTATATGTTCTGCCAGTGGACTCGTAAAATTGGACTTAAAGTTTGGTTCTGTCCGTGGATGAATCTACAGCATATGGGCTCTTATGTTTTTGGTGGTTCATTAACAGACCTTGCGCAAATTGGTGCAAGTGCTACTGCTGATGTAAGTAAGATTGGCAAACAGAAAACTCCTGGTAAACATAAAAAGTAGGATAATTATTGTGATGAAACTTTGTAATGAAACTGTGAATACACTGAAGAACTTCAGTCAAATCAACCCTTCTGTTTTGGTGCAGCCTGGTAGCGAAATCGTTACTATGGCTCCATCAAAGACAATTATTGCTAAGGTAATTACAGAAGAGATTTTTGATAAGCAGATGGCTATCTATGATCTGTCTCAATTCCTTGGTGTAGTGTCTATGCTCGAAGAGCCAGACTTTGACTTTGGTGATAAGTCAGTAAAAATTAAGTCTAAGAATGGTAGTGTAAATTATAACTATGCAGACCCTTCTATGATTATCGCCCCTATCACTAATTCTGTAGCTATGAAGAACATTGTAGCATCCTTTGATTTAGATCGTAACCAATTTACTGGTATTGTACGTGCAGCAAGTGTATTGCAAACAGATCTTGTTAAGATCTCTTCTACAAATGGAAAGTTGACAGTATCAACAGCTGATTCTAAAAATGATAATCCGCACAGCTATGAGGCGGACATTGAAGTGGGCGATACTGATGGTGATTTTGCTGTCTTTGTTAAAACTGAAAATCTAGTTAAAGTGTTGCAAGGACAATATAAAGTAACTGTTAGTGAAAGTAATGTTATCTGC